ACCGTACACAGAGATAACAAGAGAAGAATATAACTCTTATGTGGGTACAATTGGTAAGATTGACTGGTCTGCTATCTATGATGGAGTTGAAAATCTTGAGGCAGAAGGAGAGTCTTATTGCTCTACAGATGCCTGTGAGATTAAACTTTATTAACCCTTAGCCTGCTATAATAAGGGGTAGGAGATATATGTCTAACCCATCTAATTTATATGCAGAAAAAATTTACTCAGAGCACCCTCTGGTACTTTGGGCACTAGACGATCAAGCAGATTATGTAAGTTTAATTACTGAGGCAAAAAGAAATATAGTATCTTTTCCTTGGGCTACTACATCATGTACGCTAAGTTCAGGATCAGCAATTACTGACGAACCTTTTCCTGATAGTCCTACAAGCATAGTGTCTTGCAATGTTCCAGCAGGGGCATCTGGGGAATCAATTATATTGAGTCCAGATATTGAGAATTTCCAAAACCTTAATACAACGCTAGGAACATTTTCTATTGGTTCTTATTTTTATATTGATAGTTTATACATTGATTCTATTTCTATTGGATACGAGTATACAGATACTACTACTCTACAAGTAGTTCAAAAGTTTAAAGATTTTACAAATCTATCATATCAGTCTTGGTCTTTTATGTCAGCAACCTTTGAGATCCCTGAAGAAAATACTAATTTTAAAATAATTATAAAAATATTAAAATCTTCAGGTGGTGCAACATCAGATGACTATAAAGTTTACTTTAATGGAATAACCGCAGGACAATGGTCTGAGGAATTTCATAAAGAATCTTTAGGAGTTACACCAGAATCTTTTCCAGCAACAATTGCAATTAATACAACAGATACTGTAATTCCAGCTGCAGCCTATGGAGTATCTAGCAATACCGCATATTATTTGGTAAAGGATAGCGCTCTTCTTGCAAAAAATACAAGTATTCCCTTAGTGTTTGGTGCTTCTGGGTTAACCAAGATTATTCCAAATACATCAAATAAACCTTCATTAATATTTCCAGGTCAAGGATTTTTAAATAAATCTGGGCAGCATAAAGAATACACAGTAGAGTTTTGGGCAAGAATAATTGCAGACTCTCCAGATCCAAAAAGAATATTTGGACCAATTGCTTCTACAGATGGACTCTATGTAGATTCAGGATTTTTAACTTTAGTTATTGGTGGTAAATCTAATTCTCACTTTGTTGGTGAATGGTTTAGGCCAATGCTTATACATATTAGATTAATTAAGAATTCTGTGACGGTATTAGTAAACGGAGAACAAGTAATAGAAATTGCTATTGATACCACATCTCTATCATTACCAGACTTACTAAATGCACAGCTAAAAAGCCAAGACTGGCTTGGATTTTATGCATACGAGAATGTAAGTTTGATTGAAGTAGACTGTCTTGCTATATACTCTTACCAAGTTTCTGTAACTGTTGCTAAACGTAGATGGGTTTATGGCCAAGCTGTATCTTCAGCACAGTCTATTAACTCATCCTATGGTGGAACTTCTGCTTTTATAGATTATTCATTTTCAAACTATACCGCAAACTATAACTATCCAAGCTTTGCACAATGGCAACAGGGAAGCTTTGACAATCTAGAAACAACATCTTTAGAGTTGACAACACCATCTTATAGTTTGCCAAACATATTTTTAGATACTAAAACTTTAGATGATTTGTATACTGACTGTAAAGCAATACAGACAGATCAAGAATCTGGAGCATTTCCACACAAATTTTTAACATTTAGACCAAACTCAACTTGGAGTGGACTAGGAACATATCTAAACTTTCCAAAATTAAATATTTTAAATGATAAGGTTAAGTCTATTTATGGGGTATTTGGCAGTAATGTACTATTGCTTGATGCAGAATACTACAACACTTCTCCAGCAGACTATATTGAAGCAGGATATTATAATACTACCAGCTGGACAGAATTTTTTGATGCTGGAAATCCAGGAACTAATCAAACATTAATTAAAATTTATAATACGCTAACAGGTGATTTTTTTATTGTTAGACTTAATGAAGCCGTTATTGAGTATGCTTTAAATTATAATAAAGAAGAACAAATAGTGTATACAACAGAAAACATTGAGTCTGAACAACTTTTTGCAGTTGGAATTAATATTGATGATTTATCTAATGTTTTTGGAGGCAATGTTTCAGCATTCTTTGGTAATGTAAATGGACTAAAAGTCTATGTTGCGGGAGACGAAGAAACATCTAACTCATTCTTTGGAAAAATTTACTCATTAGGATTTACAACAGAGATTAATCATAAATCAATATCAAACTATTTTAATGAATACGGTGTTGTTAAATTTGATGATTTATCTGCCCCTGGAGTAACAGAAGAAACTAATGCTATTGCTCTTATAAATCATTTAGCCAGCTATACCCTGTTGCCAACAGAAGCATACGATAAATTCTTTCTTGATATTGGAGTATCTGGACACTGGCAAGACTACCTTCCCCTTTCTTATTTTGCTAAATATGTTAATAACGCACAAGGGGCTTCTTACTATGATTTAGATTTTTTACAGTTTAACCTTGGGTATCCATCGCCATCTAAACTACTAGAAAAAGAAACTAACTCTTCTTGGACATATGAAGATTTAAAGGAAGAATATTCAGCACCTATTCAGCAAACCTATTATCAAATAGATAATAGCCTTATTACTGGATGGAATGACTATGAAGATTTATCTCAAAAGGCATTAAAGTACTACGAATATGATACCTCAGAATCTTTTGTTAAAAGCTATGTTACTTTTCAATATATAGCAGATGGAGCAAATGCTCTTGATGAAACCTTTAATATTAATGTTCCAGCCAAAGAAGGATCAATTATTGATATTGATAACTACCCAGACTGGGCTGCTAGTAAATTTGAAATTGTAGATAATACAATTATTTATCCTAGCAAGTCTGTAGATTTCAATGACTTAGCAGTTGTATATTCTATTGAGTTTAATGTGCGTGGAATTATTAATAGACCAATTAAAATTAAAGAATTAGAGATAGCTTCGCAAGCATTGAGTGATAATGCCTTTAACTCGGTAGGTACTAGGTTTGGAGTTGATCTAGTGCCATACAAAAAATCTGGAATTTATTTTGACTATAAGTCAAAAAATCCTTTTAGTATTTATAAGTCAAGCACACCATACCTTTATTTAACAAAAAATTCTGGAATAGAGGTTCGTGGGGACTTTAACTTTGAAACAAATCGTGGCATTGCTATGCCAATTAATAAAGAATTGTCAGATGAATATCGTGTAAGCTCAATGCAAGCCTGGATGTTCGCAAATCAAGATTTTTTTTCTGCTTCACCAATTGAAATCTTTGAAATTAAATACAAAGAAGATATTATTAAATTTTACATGGTTGCAGACAGTCCATCTGGATCAAGAGCTAAAATATATGCAACCAGTAGCTTAACTGGAACAGAATATACAGGGCTAACGTATTTCTGGAACGGCATATCAGTTCAAAATCCAGTTATTACAATAAAAGAATGGGGATCCCTAGGATTGCAGTTCTCATCTGCACTAAACTTTGACCTATACACTGGTGCAATTAATCTAAATGGTCCAATACTGTTTAATAATATATCTTTCTACCAGGCAAACAATTTACAGACAATACAGAGCATTGTTACTAGGCCTTGGCAAAAGGTTGAAATTGAAAATGAATGGACATATTGGAGCGAGAACTTTAGCTGGCAAGAGGCTCTAGTTGTCTCAAGCTCAGAACTATACGGAGTCAACCCAACAGATGTTTATAAAAATTACCTAGGAACTAATAAGATTATCATTGATGATAATGAGGGTATGACGTTTGATTCTAATCAAATAAAGATATATACTGATACTACATGGGAAACAAAGACCCTCTTGCCAGTCTAATATGGTATACTTGAGGTTATGGATTCATTAATAAACCCAAAAACTGGTAAACCTATTGTCAACAACGTACGCAGAAAAGTCATTGATAAGCATTATGACTGGGGACTTTATGTATATAAGAAGTCAACAGGTAAATGGTTTACAGACGGATCAGGCTCAGTTTTAAACATACCTGCACAAAAAGGTGACATAAGTAAGATTGCCGAGCTAAAAAGAGAAGCAATCGCTTGTGGAGATGATGGTCAAGGTACGGCAGTCTTTGTTCCTGGATTGACAAGGGTAACAGAAGAAGAATATTCAGAGCAAAAGGATAGAATGAAGCAAGGATTAATTCCTTCTTTGAATGATCTTGGTGCTATTGATGCAGCACAGAAAACTTTAAGGATGTATGGCGATGAGGGATAATTCTGATTACGTTAGTGCAAAACTAAATACACAAGAAGAAGAAGAAAACATCTTCTATGCCCAAGACCCATTTAATAAAACATGGGATGATCTAAAAGACCTTGGTGGTATTAATCAAAACTTTAAAAGAAGAACTGTCAGGCTTTTAAACAAAGCTGCTGAAATGACTCCAGCATACCTAGACTCAGCAAATGCTCAGTCATCTGGAATAGATGGTACTGGAACAAAGGGTATTAATCCTGGAACAGTATACCGAAATGGATATGGTCTATTTGATATTATTACTCCACCATATAACATGTATGAGCTAGCAAACTTTTACGATACATCTTTTGCTAACCATGCTGCTATTGATGCTAAGGTAGAAAATGTTGTAGGTCTTGGATACCGTTTTGATATTTCAGACAGAACATCTTTGCGCCTTGAAACTTCAAGTGATGAGCAAGCCTCTTCTCGTGCTCGCAAGAGAATTGAGCGCATGAAGATTGAACTTCGTGATTGGCTAGAGAATTTAAATGATGATGACTCATTTACAAAGACTATGGAAAAGGTTTATATAGACTTAGAGGCAACAGGAAATGGTTTCATTGAAATAGGAAGAACTGTTGAAGGCGACATCGGATACCTAGGTCATATTCCAGCGACCACTGTTCGTGTTCGTAGACTAAACGATGGCTTCCTTCAGATTATTGGTCAGCAAGTAGTTTACTTTAGAAACTTTGGGGCTAAGAACCAGAACCCAGTTACTGTAGATACTAGACCAAATGAGATTATTCATTTAAAGCAATACTCACCATTGAATACATTTTATGGTGTACCAGACATTGTTGCTGCTTTCCCATCTTTGATTGGTGACAAGTTAGCATCACAATACAATATTGACTACTTTGAAAATAAAGCGGTACCACGATATATCATCACTCTAAAGGGTGCCAAGCTAAGTGCAGATGCAGAAGATAATATGTTTAGATTCTTGCAGACTGGACTAAAATCTCAATCCCATAGAACTTTGTATATACCACTTCCTGGCGATACAGATCAAAACAAGGTTGAGTTTAAGATGGAGCCAATTGAAAATGGTATTCAAGACGGATCATTTAAAGAATATAGAAAGCAAAATCGTGATGATATCCTAATTGCCCATCAGGTTCCAATTTCTAAACTTGGTGGCTCTGACTCTGGTATCGCAGCAGCTTTGTCTCAAGATCGCACATTCAAAGAACAAGTTTCACGACCAGCACAACATCATCTTGAAAAGATTATCAATAAGATCATCAAAGAAAAAACAGATATTCTAGAGTTAAGGTTTAATGAGCTAACTCTTACAGATGAAATTGCTCAATCTCAAATTCTTGAACGTCTTGTTAAGACTCAGATCATGATGCCAAATGAGGCTAGAGAAGCTCTTGATCTTCCACAAACTAAAGACGGAGATACACCTTTTGTAATGTCTCCAGGACAAGCAAATGATGCTCAATCAAATGCAACTTCAAATCGTCAACGGGATACAGAAAGAGTCAATAACCAGTCAGATGGCCCAGCAACTATTGCTGGAAGAAATCCTAAAGGTGAAGGAAGATCATCTCAATAATTGAGAAAACTCATAAATGTTTGGTATAATAGATAAGCTATGAATATAAATAAAGCTTCCTGGGTTACCGACGGAGACAACGTTCGTCTATCAATGCCTTTTGGCAAGGTAGATCAAGAACGAAGACTTGTTTCAGGTTTTGCCTCTCTAGACAATGTTGACAAACAAATGGACATTGTAACTACCGAAGCTAGCATGAGTGCTTTTGCAAAATTTCGTGGGAACATTAGAGAAATGCACCAACCATCTGCTGTTGGCAAAATGATCTCATTTAAAGAAGAAAAATATTTTGATCCAGAATCAAAGAAGTTTTATAAGGGAGTATACGTCTCTACCTATATTTCTAAGGGTGCCCAAGATGCTTGGGAAAAAGTTCTTGATGGTACATACACTGGTTTTTCAATCGGGGGACGAATGAACAAGTGGGATGACGCATATGATGATACAATGGAAAAGC